TCAAACGTTAAACGGTTTTCTTTGCTTATATGATCCGCTATAAGTTTGTTACGCTGTTGTAGTTTTTTAAGTAGTCGTATCATTTAAAAAGGCATTTCTTCGTCAAAGTTAGTATTAAAAGTTAAAGGTTTCGGCTCGTGGTTGGATTCTAAAAAAGTATGTTCCTTCCCTCTATTCGCGTAAACTCTTTGCCCTTGCTCGTCTTCAAAATAATATTGATAGCGTGTAGTGTCTAAGTTCATAATATATTTTCCATTCTCGCTCGTTCCTTTTGGCTTGCTCTTTGCTATCCTTAAAATAGTTTCGTTCTTACCGTAAGCTCTGTTATTACCGTCTGATAATCCGTAAGGAGGACGCCAAGGTATAAGCATAGTGTTTCCTTTTCTAAACCATGTTTGACCTCCTGCGAACTCTCTAGCGTGCGGCGCTGGATAATAAGTTATTCCACCTTGGTTTACTAAAGCTTGGTCTCTTACGTGAGTTAGTATGAAGTGATGACGTTTAGTTGTTCTTGCATTCTTCCGAATCCATCCAAGCATACGGCTTAAATATTTATCTTCTCGCCCTAGGTCCTCATGGGTAAACTCTTCTTTTAGTTCGTTCCAAGGATCAACCAAAGTAGTATGTATCTTTAAACCTGTATTATCTTCGATCTTATTTACTAACTCATAAAACTCTGTAGAGGTTATATCTTCGTCCTCTGTGTCTACTATTACAAAATGGCTGTTTACAAAGTTCTCGGCTATTAATCTTTCGCGCTCATCCATTTGCCACTTGGACTTTATGTAAGGTTTACCAATGTACTTGTGGCATAGTTCGGCAAAAATATCTTCCGCACTCCCAGTCTCTGGAGTAAAGATAGCATGATTTAAACCATGCAAACAACTTAGATTAATTTGAAACTCTAATATCAATTCTGTTTTACCCGTTGCTGGTGCTGCTGCCATGTAAGTAGTAGAACCTAAGATAACGGTATAAGGTAGTATATCCCATTCCCATCCTACCGAGTAACCTCGTTGCCTTCCATTCTCGCGGAGTCTATTAAGGTCTTGCGCTACGTCTTCTAGTCTTTTATACATAGTCATCTAGTTTACAGGATCAGGAAATGAAGCAATTAAATTACCTTTAGCCTCGTTGCCGTATTTATCTAACGTGGTTGCCCTACTAAAAAATTCAGGTGTTAAGTGTTGACAACCGTTATCTTTATGGTATTGAAGATTAGAAGCGTTAATAACTGCGTTTAAAATATCTTGTTTCGTGTATCCGTCTTTTAACCTCGATTCGTATTTACGTTTAATATCTTTATTTATGGTTTTAAACTTTCTGCCAGTTTTTTGATTAATGAAAGAAAGCAACTTGACGAAGTCTAGTATATCTTTTGTTTCTTTTTTTAAAAGAATATCATTAACATTAACATTAACGGCTTGCACTTGCTTAGCATTTGCTTCATTTTGCTTAGCATTTGCTTGACCTCCTTTTTTGCCAGCTTCTCTACGTTTTTCTCGTATCTTTTCCCACTTATTTAAATCTTTTTTTAGCATTGGCTTCATGTGTCCAAAAGCCATTTTAACTAACAAGTTATCCGTAGTTGGTTCTTCGTCGTTAACGTATGATAAAACGTGTTTTAATAATGCTCCAGCGTCTTCGTCGGGCATTTCACGAACCATGTTAATCCAATCGGAATAAAATATAAAGGTTTTTTTACCTTCTGCCATGATGTTACTTTTTAATACGTTACTAAAAAAATAGAGAGGAAAGGAGTAACGCAAACCTTTTACGAGTTGATCGGCTCAACCTCTCGGTGAATATACAAATTATTTAAGTTCCTCCGCTAGTTTCCTCTTTTTCTTTATTTCTTTATACTTTTCGTAAGCCTCTGATTTAGGCTGTGTTTGTCCCAAACCTTTACAATAGTAATCATTACGAAGTATACAACGAGCCATACGTTTCCATGATGGAGCCCAACATTTAATCTCTAGTTCATGCGGTGCTTCGTCTGGGATTTTATCATAACCTCTTTGAATCCATCCAGCTATAAATTTCTCAAACCTGTCTTTATAATGTTTTTGCATTTTACCTGGTAATGATTTTAAAAGAAAATTAGTGTAGCTTTCCCACGTGTGACCATTTGGTTTAGTTACATCAACAGAACCGTTTATATTACCTCTTTCTTGAACGTATAAAGCACCTGAATTAACACCACTAACTCTATTTAAAAGTTTGTACCAAGTGTTAGGCTCTAAAAGATGATAAAGCCAAAGTCCTTTTTTTTGATCATCTCCAAATGGTTGGCAAAGCCTTTGATTTGAAAACTTAACACCAGCCCTTGTCATCATATCATATATTTTGTTATGACATAAATGTTCGTTTTTTAAGTGGAAAACCCAAATATCTTCCGTTCTCCAATCGTAAATAGGATAAACGTTATACAAATTTTCGTTTAATTTAGTTGTCCACTTATACCCTTTATGGGTTAAACCATCTTTATTTGCGGTTATCGCTCTGTAACGGTGTAGGCTTTCGTCTGATCTTATACCTATAAACCCAGCAGTTTTTTTACCTCCAGAATACCATTTTCCGAATAAAACCATAAACTCCTCAAACTCCATCTTAGGCACATAGAAATCATATTGAGATAAATCACTCTCTAACTTTGGTTTTTGTCTCACCCAAATGTCTTTACTTTCTTCATCCCAACAAATCCACTTAGGTTCAAAATCACTAACCGCATTTCTTAAAAGAAGTTCTCCACAAAACCAATGCAAATCAATGTGATCTTTGTATAATTCACACATTTCTTCAATATGATTTATGGTTTCTGTATATTGCGCTTCTAGGTCTATTATTAATAATCCAACCTTAACACCTCTTTTTTTAGCTTCATCAATTACTAAATGCGTCATAACAGTAGAATCCTTACCACCAGAAAAAGAAATATAAACCTTTTCAAAATCATCAAAAACCTTACTTATACGCTCTTTAGATGCTTGTAATACTGTTTTTTCTATGTATATTTTCTTACTCATAACTAATACAATTCTATTTGACGACCAATACTTGCAGCATCATTTAAACCTTCCTCATCTCTACTGTTCATAATTAGCCACTTATTTAAATACTTCAAAGCAGTTTCGTTTGCTTTTTCTCTAATTTCTTCTGGTATATCAAACCATGCGCTAGAGTATTTCGATGGAACACCAGAGTGATAACAAACTGCTGCTTGACCTAACCAGGCAATTCTATTCATAGATTTATTAGTTAGATAGTGTTCACATGAATATTTCCAATCATTAATAAGCAAGTTCAATATCTCAGAAAATAAATTTTGATCTGAAAGGATTCTTTTAAATTCTTCTTCACATTGATCATTCGTCCAACCTTCTTTTTTTGTGTTGTAAAATCCAGCCTTATAACACTCCCATTTATCATAAGTGTGGAATATCCTGTTAGGATCATTTGTGTTACCAACTCTGTATGACATTACAATTTCTTCTGGTATATCATCCGTTATTGGCGTGTAATTTTCTTTTGAATCTTCGCTTATCCAAGCATTAGAAAAGTCTTTATCTGTAAATAAATATTCTAGCCCAGAAACCTGACATAAACGAAGAACCTCTTCCTCATCCATACCTAATTGTTTAGCTATTCTTTTGTTTGTCCAATTTCTGTTTTTAAGTTCAATCACAATTTCACTCATAGCGTCAACTTGATGTTTTCCTCTTGCTCTATTATGTCTTATCGTAGAGGCGATACGATCATTCTTGCTGCTTTGCTCTTTGCGAATATCAACAACTGGAAGATAACCCTTTATTCTTTGGTTTACTATTTTGGATTCTTTACCTACTCTATTACGGTGAAAGCCGTCAATAACCTCTGTTTTGCCTTTGTCAGGATTATTCCATGTAACAATTGGTTGAGTATATCCGTCATTCATTATTGAAACCTCTAAAAGTTCCATTTCAGGTGGGGCTACCTTGTTAGGGTTATAATCATTAGCAACAACATCGTCACTTCTTACCCATTTAACAAAGTCTACAGGTTCATTTTTAAACGGGCTTAAATCGTGTAAACATTCCCTAAGTTGGTTAATAACATCAACTTTATCGTGAAATTCCATATCTCTTAAATGAGAATTCAACAATCCTTTTAAATCTTTTATTTCCATAATTTAAAATAATAAAGCCCGACAAATCCAGCAAGGTCTCATGTTACTTTCATTATCAGGCTTATTAATAATTCCTTTGCTACCTATGTTTGAGACCGTAGCTTTAACAAATATACACATTATTTTTCAATAAATTCATTTTTATACAATTCTAATACAAAAATAGTTTTATCAATATCCTCTAAAAAGTTGCCCTTTTTTCTGCATCTAACTATTCGCTTGATAGCGTCAAACTCCCAGGCGTTTAGATTGTGATCTTCTGCAAATTTGTAAAGACTTCCTTTTTCGTTGTTGTAGTGGTTAGGCTTCTTCATCAATAACTCGGTTAAAAGCGTTAATTATTTCTAGGCTTAGATTGTGCGCTCGTTCGTCTATCACATTTTGTACTTCTTCAAAAGTCTCTGGATCGGTTTGATAGGTTTTATCTATCTCGTTATGTATCTTTTTAGTTAAGAACTTTTGATAGCGTTTAGTCTCTCGTTTAAACTCACGTACAAAAGCGTTAGATACTTCTAGTTCGTCTAGCACATCGTTTAAACTGCTTGCTAGGAATAAAGCGGATAGAATTTTAGTTTCTTCTTTCATGTTGTTTTATTTAATAATTCAGGATTTTCATAGATGTTGCCGATTACTTCTAAGTTGGTAAGTTGTATTAATAAATTACCACCTTTTTGAATACTTCCGTCTTTTTTAATTCTATGAGCGGTAAAAGATCCTGGTTGATAAAATACTATAAACTTCTTTGATGGAATGTAAGAAACAATATCTCCCTCGTAAATTTCTACACCGTTTTTGTCTTTTAGTTCTGTGTATTGCATTAAAGTGTAATGTTCTAAATCAAATGCTAAAAAACCGATTTTTTTAACTCTCCACCATGTATGAATCATTTTACTTATTGAATCGTAAACCCTGAATTTTATTTCTCTTTTCATAGTACTTTTACATTATTGTTATAAATTGCATTCTCTAAATAGTGTCTTTGCTTGTCAAACGTCATTATCTCAACAGTTAACCGACCTAATAAACAAACTTCGTTAATTGGCTTGTTTAGTTTCTTCGAGTAGTAAAGATGGAGAAACGTTACCATGCTTAAATTCTCGTCATTCTCTCGGTTAAATTTTCGTCTTAGCGATTCTAAGCGCATTAAAATAATCATCTTAGGGCTTTGTATAGATTTACCTTTATCGCCCTCTGGTAGTTGTTTAAATACTGTTCTCATTCTTAAAATATTTATTTACATTATCTATTATTGTATCGTATGCTTTTTTATACAAGAAATTAAATTTTAATTCGTCTGGTGCTTTTTTTCGGTTATGCACTACAGTTGTTCTATCTCTTCC